CGTGTTATCCTACGCACCGCCCGCTCATATAACTTTTATAAGCCGCTGGTCTTGCCCATGTTCGCTGGAAATTACGCCAATCTTTTGAATACTTCTTATTGCTTCCGTTTTTATATAGCTGTGCAAAAGGATAAAATCCTAATCCGTAAACTGTTTTTAATCGTTCTTCTTCCTCCTGCTTATTAAATCCAATTAGCACATAACATCTTTTTTTATACGAAGGGAAAACCTTTAACTTATCAACGATTCTGCGAAGTGGCTTTATTGATTCCTTCTGATCACACGCAAACCATAATGATTTAATTCTTAACCCTCTCATTTGGTCTATGTCCCAATCGGTCAACAACCGGGCATCAATTCCACCCTTAAATTCAATAGCTCTCTGTGTTCTTAACATATCATATACCTTCGATCTGTGCTGTTTTGAACACGCAAGAAAATTGTTATCTTGTATTGTGCTCCCCTCTTTAATATCCAATTCTCTAATCCGCCCTTCACGTTTCGGCACAAAACAAAATTTACAGTTAAACGGACAACCTCTGGATGTTATTGTTATGCCATTTCTAACATATATCCCTGGTTTAAATTCTCCGCCTCTATCGTCATAGGCACACCCACCAATCTTAACCCTGCCGTAATGCTCCCACGCAACCGCTAATCGTTCGGCTCTTTCTTTATCCCAAGTAAATACTGTTGATATATGCACCTCGTCGTATTTCGGGGTAAACAAATCGGGATATGAATAATAAGCATCTTTATCAATCGGTGTCATATTCGTCTTCGCTGGGAAAACCCTTGCAATTCTCATATCTCAATCTTAACTCTCCTCGTTATCCTACGCACCGCCCAGAAGAAACCCAGCCCCCAGCCTACCGCTAAACCTATCCCGATGCCTAACCAGTAACTTGATAATGGGCAGATGTGGGGGATGAAGATCATTCTTCTATTTCCTTTCCTAATTTCGTATAACTATCAAACATTAATTTTAAAATTTGTAAAGCACCTTCTATATCATATAATGCCTTATCAAAATCTTTTCTATCTTCGTAATGTCTTTCAATGTATATTTCGCAATTATGGAATGTTGCTACTTTCTTACATAGTTTCATACCCCACCCCCTTTATAGTAACCCCAGCTTATACCTGCAACAATCAGCACATATAACCATTTCATGGTTTTTTAATTCAATGTATGCACCGTACTTTATTAAACATTTCTTTTTGCAGGATATACAGATTTTATAATTTTTCTTTTTCATGCCTTACCCCCTTTATTCCTCTTTTTCTTTCTCCTGTGCTTCACATACGGACAGCTGTTCCGTGCGTTATAGCCATTCTTCCAGGCGTTCTTTAGTATCGGGCATTTACTCCATTTTGGTTTCATAACGGTAGATACTCCTGCCGCAATCGTTTCTCCACAGGCTTAATAATTTCGTTCATTTATACAATCTCTCATACATAGTAAATCTTTTCAAAAAATAAAAATTAATAATAATACGTTTGCGATTGTAAAAACCTAATCCTCTATCAAACGATAATCCGAAACCCTTCACACTATCTCCTTCTTCGGCAAAAAATAATCCTAAGTAAATTTTCATATCACCCCTCCTCTTAATTCGTTCATGCTCCCCCATTTACTCCATTTTGGTTTCATTGTGCCTGCCCTATAACCTCATACCAGTGCTTCATTTTGTTGACTGCTTCAAGTCTGCTGTGCGCTTTCGTGGTACATTCTACGCCTTTGTACTGTACCGTGTAGTTCTGCTGTTCATTCTGTAACGTCCTAAAAAGTTCTTCCGCAAGGTCTAATCCTTCCTGCTCTCTACCCACAGGCACACTAACCCTAATATTATTAATGCCGTAACCGTCCGGCAGTCTATACTCTACTCTTTCGTTATGTTTTATTTCTTTTATGCTCGGTGGGGATAGCATTATCATTATCGCTGTAATTACCGTAAACATTCTAATTTAAAATAAGAATCAATTATATTTTTTGCCTCATCAAACCCATAACAAACAACCGCTTCATATCCCCGATTATGTAATCTATCTATCCATTCGATTTGATTTTTACTTAATCTGCCTTTGTTTGAATAACTACTTTTTGGCGTTTTCAATTCTATCATCAAGCCGTTCTTACCTTGCCTCGGCTCGAATATTAATAAATCAGGCACGCCGGCCTTACAACCTATCTTTTTAAGATTCATTGCTGTAATAATCGGCAATTTTACCCCTGCTGGCGAGGCAGTAAATAATACCTTCGGGTATCGGTATTGAAGATATTGAATAACCTTTTTTTGTTCTTCTGATTCAGGATGTTTCATTTTTCTTTCTCAAGATATTTTTTCAATATATCCCGCAAATCATCCTCTTTGATGATAAGCCCAAATGAGGACAGCAGGCTCTTTTTGCGTATTTCATAGATGATTGTTATTAGTTCTTTCTCGGTAATCATTTTACGTCTCCGATATACGGTACAAATATTATCCCCTTCTTACCGGCAATCCAGAGATATTTTGCAGTCGGTGATAATCGTTCTATATGCAAAGGGTGTTTATTGCATTTTTGTTGTATTTTTTGCATTATGTGATCCATGGAGGGATGCTCGAACATATCCCATGAAAAATATTGTTTACTTGATTCAAGGTTAATCATTTCTTCCTCCGATTTTTCCTTCGGCTCATACGTGCTATCTTATTCCGTATCTTCCGCAAATGCCTTTTCTTACCGTAATAATTTTCATGCTGTTTTTGTTCATACGTCTTATCTTGCTTCTTTGGCAATACCGGGCTGGGGTCTGTTACCGGCAAAGGTTTTTGTTCTTTTACCCTTACAAATAACTTTTTAAACAGCCGTACAATGTAACCCCAAATCATAAAAATGCCCCTTGCCCGGTATCGTCAAAGTTTATTGCCTGTGGAATTGAAATTAGATAATATCTGAAGTTATTCTTTGTAATACGTTCGGCTGGCGGTATGTTATATCCCTTATCCCGCAAATCAGAGATTGCCCGCCTAAACTCAAATGCGAGGTTATACGGTATATCTTTTGTCTCAAACTGCCCGCCGTTATCAGCGAATAACTTTAAGATTTCTTCTTCTTGTGTCATGGTTACGCTCCATTTTCTTTCTCAATTCCCGCTTCATGTTGAACATAGGCAGATCAAAATCCTTCTTGTCTGAAACATACATTTCCGTGTCCTTCGGAATGTAACCTCTAAATTGCAGATAAAGAATAAAAATACCGATAAGCGCAATAATCAAACATTGCTGAAACGTAGAGCACAATTTCCAAAATTCAATAATCCAGTTCATACTATCACCCCCTTTTTATAATTCTGTTTTTAACCAATCCCTGAATGTCTTTATATTCTGCACACCTTGCGAGTATAAAACCCTGTAAACATACGCCTGATAATTATCGAGCGCAATATCCAGCGAGATAAAGTGATATTTATTCCGGGGATTTACACAACAAAGTTTTTTAACGTAATATTTCATTATTGCCTACTTTTAGAGCAATTAATAATTTCCCTGATATGTTTTGAATACGATTTTGTTAATGCACAGGGGTAATTGCAACACGCACCGCAGTGCCGGTATATCGTCGCATTTCTCATATCGCCATACCAGTTTATTTCTTGACGGGTAAATTTGTTATTTGTTGCATCAAAATGCATTACCCGATATGCAAAGTTCTGGTTTTTTTCAAGCAATTCATATTCTTTTTCAAAGGCGTTTTGGAATATTGTTTGCTCATTTTTTGATAAAGAAGATAACCCCGGATCCACCAGCCTGTTTTTCCATACCCGTTTAACATTTTGAATTATCCTCTTCCGTCTTTGCTCGTCGATATTATTGACTTTCATCAATCCTAATTCTTCTACAAAACACAGCATGAATATTTGACGGGCTTCTTTCTTTGCGCCGCATATATCACACACCCTGTAATCGGAATCCTCGCCGCATATATCACAACCGGCATATCCGCCCGCTTGAATACCGTCTAAAACCTCGTCTGTATTTGTCTGTTGTAACATTATTACCTCCCTGCGCTTGCCTCGGCCTCTGCCATAGCCCGGATACGTTCGATTTCTGATTCTTTGTTTTCTTTTACGCCACGTGTTGATAATGGGTTTTGTATCCAATCCTGCCAGTTGTTGAACCATGTAGAGCCCATTTTGATATATTTCTTTTCGATTTTATTTTGAATGATATGATTGATGTAATTATTTAATGCAGTATTGATATTTTCGAGGTCTTTATCATTAGCTACAGAAACATTGAAATGCTTTAATGCCTCTTTGTAACCTTCTTTTCTGGGGTACTTGTCCCATAAAGTTTTAAAACAATCGACATTATATATATTCCCTTCCCTTCCCTTCCTTTCCCTTCCTTTACCTTCCCTTCCATTACAGAGCGAGCCCTCGCCGAGTACTCGCCGAGTACTCGGCGAGTCCTGACAATTATTAATGGATTTCTGCAGGTCTTTTAGATTAAATCCGTCAATTAAGGGTTGGGAAGGGCGATCTACTTTTTGATGTCGGTTGAAGTTACGTATAAGTAAATAGGGCTTTGTGTCATTATCCCATTTAAACAATACCACAAGCCCTTTTGGCAGTAATTCATCAATCAGTGGTTTGCTGACACATTTAGTAGATGTTGATTTTTCGTAAGGAAAGATTTTTACTTTTAACATCGGGATGTCATATTCAATGACACCATAGTCATCAGAAAAATTTAACATTCCGATTAATAATTTAGTCGCATTACCGGATAATGTCCCGGTTTTGCTATCACTCCAAAATTCAGGCTTTATTGTTCTAATCCTTGCCATGCTGTAAATAAAAAGAGTAAGCAGGGGAGCTTTACCCTATCGTCCGTTACTGCTCCCTGTATCCAAATTCCGAAACTTCAATCATGCTTATTGCGTCTTTATTGCTTTGCCCGTACTCTGTATCAATTCTTCTTTCCGGCATTGCACAGCCCGAAAAAAAAGCACATATCACAACAAACGAAAGTAAAGCAAAAGCAATAATACACCCATACATAAACTGCTGTTTCATCATCACCCCCTCTGTTTTGTAAAGTGCTTTCCCTCTTAAATATTCAAATATTGTCACTAGAAATATCCCAATAAAAATAATCGCAAAGTACAATAAAATCAACAGACTGCCAACAATCAAAATATTTATTGCAATGTTAAATATGCTCATTTGCCTGCCGCAACGGTATCCTCCGCATAAAACATTATCCCAGGAATCGTTATTGTACCCTTGCCCGCCCTCGCAATCTCACCAAGTAACTTTACGTTCGGAATCATATAATTACGTGGGATGTCATCTTCTCTGGTGATTTTAAATTTCCAAATCTTCTTCATTGCGATGCCCTTCACCTGCTCAACCCGGGGGGCAAGCACTGGCGCAACCACACCGTTGGCCTTATCTTCGTACTTTTCCGCTTTTACCTCCTGACCATTAGCTCGGGCAGTTTCAGCCTTCTTAAGGGCTTCCTGGCGCTTCCTGTCGGCTTCCTGTTGTAGTTTGCGCTCCCGCTCTAATCTTATTTTTTCCTGATTGTTTATGAATGTTAGCATTGCTTTCTTTGTCATGGTTTCCGCATCGATAAGGCATGATTGCGGCTTGCTAAATAAATCCATGACGGCACGTTTGGCCACATCAAGAGGCTTCGTAATTTTCTTCCTCATCTCATCAAGCTGTTTGTATTTCTCTTTGACAGTTTTAAGAAAGGTTGCCGCCTGCTCATAATGATGCTGATTATTGATGACGATATTCTGCGCATTGGTAAGCATAAGATCAGCCTGCGATTGCGCCTGTGATGCCTGCGAAACATCTATTGGTTTAACTTCTATTAATGACATATAACCTCCTTGTAATTGGCAACTGATAAACATGACAAGAATACATTCATATCATTGCTTTTTGTAAAATGCTCAATCTTATAATTGCCGTCCGGCTTCAATAACACCCCAGCCCGCCGGGTTGCTTTCTGCTGTTTATACATTTCATTATGCGCAATGATATAAGCGCCTGTTTGTATTGCTGTTGTCTTTGTGTCAAGATCGTAGGTAGATTTAATCTCAACAATAGTACGCATTCCTTTCAAAATTCCCCGCCGGTCAAGCGTCCCTGCAAACATATATTTTTCAGAACCTATCACCTCCTCTATTAATTCGTTTTTGAAACCCGTATCACCTATAAACTTTTTCCATGCGTCAAGATACGGTTTCAGTTTCGGGTCAAGTTTTGCCTCATCAAGAATCCCTTTATCATACAGTTCGCAAGCCTTATGAACGGCTGTGCCAAATTTCCGGGCAATCTCAAGCCGGGCTGGCGGCACTTTTGAAAAATCCGTCAAGCCTACATTTTCCAAGATTCCCGTCGGATGCGGTACTTTTATACCGTTTATAAAGTATTCGTGCGTTTCAGGTTTGAAAATAATATCCATTATTAATTTTCTGCGGTGTTGTTAAAAGCTTCTCCAGCTTCATCAACCGCTTGCTGTTCTTTTTTTTCTTCTTTATGATTGTCCGTGATTGCCTGCGGCATCTGTACGTTTGCTTTAGGATTATCAACTACCACGCCGTTTATAATATCAGCGGGCACATCATAATCCTTGTCAATCGCTTCCTGAAATTCCGATGATACCGGCAACCATTTCGAATGCCTGCGGAATACGGTCTTTTTTGCCATTTCGTTCCAGTCCGTAACCCAGGGACCGGAATTGCCAGCCCTTGACCGTTTCCGTATTGCGTCTATTTCGTCAATGTTCATTACCTCATAACTGCTTGACCCGTCTTTCAATCGCACATAGGAATACGCCGCAATAGGCTCGCCCTTTGATTTTAATGCGGGTTTATGTAAAAGCCTGCTATCCGTACCGAATGAGTAAGTAAAATCGTCATTTTCAAACACCACGTCGGCATGAATGTCCGCAATCTCACCGCTCCGGCGGGCAAGCGCAACCAATCCCTTATAATCGATGATAAGAGTGCATTTATCACCGTAAGGGATTAAATGCGCATTCCTGCCGTCCGGCTCTATGCCAAGCTGTGAACAATCGAGCAGGCAACCCAGCAGGCTTTCCTTTGTGCATACTAACAATCTGGGATTCTTGTTCAGTGCTGTTAATGCTATGCGTGCAAACCTGTCCGGCTTTAAATGCTTCGGCAGTGCAAGCGCAAACTGCTTTTTCATCTGCTCGGATAGTATCAGACTTTTAATGTCTGAATTCCCTCCAACCTTCAGCCCCTTTTCCTTTGACACGTTTTTCGTGTTCATGCTACCCCCTCCCTAATCAATAAATTTTTCCTTCTTTTCTATAAGCCCTATATCCTGTAAATCCTTCCATGTTCTCCTGAATTCATCCGTCGCAAAATTCTTGTAACATTTATTTTCCCAGAAATTATCAAAGATTGTTTTGAACCATTTTCGTTTCGGCACTTTTTTGCTTTTTAAATCGTGTTGCCATTGAAAAATAAACTTTGCGATTTCTTTATTCATGCACTATGCCTCAAAAAGAAAAGATAACAACAGTCAAAACATAAAAAAGAACGAACATAAATAATAGAAATAACCCCAGCTTTACCGGATTCTCTTTCTCCTGCTTCCTATTGATACCCCAAATAGGATTTCCCATTTTGTGCCTCCTATTCTTTCCAGGTTCTGATCTCCTCACCCGTACCGTTGCAATTATCACATACACTACCGTCAAGCTCACCATTGCCGTTGCATTCCGAGCAGATAAACGTTTCTTTCATGTACCTTATAGGATATGCTTGTTGGCTTTGTAATTCTGTGATTCGCATAGTGCCTCCTTTTAAAAGTAATATCGTAAGCTCAATAAAAGATCATGCCCGTATTCATTTATTTTCGTTTCGTATAATTCAAAAGGAATCTCATTTATTGTTGTATTCGTGTTGATGTGGATATAACTAAAATCAACCGTAAAGCCCGGACTCCAGGGAATACGTATATTTGCGCCTACACTGGTTGATTCTTTTATGCCGGTCTGTTTTGCAATATCTCTATAAGGGAAATAATTTAAAAACATATACCGCCAGCCTGCATACTCATAGGTAAGGTCAAGGCTTCGTCTTCCTATTAATAGGGCAACCGAGATTCTCCTGTCCGGGTTGTCTTTGATTTCAAACGATCTCACCGTTGTAGTTAAGGCAATCAGCATCAGAATGATAGTTATTATCTTTTTCATGATAGTGCTCCTTTTGTCTTTAACAACTCAACAGGCAAGTGCTTATAGATTTTTGTTCAGTGCTTATTCGGCGTTTTTTAGTTTTGCAATTTCGGATTTTAAATAACCATTTTCATTATCAAGATGCTTAATATCTTCTCGTAACTGCTTAATCATCAAGTTACGCTTGCGGATTTTTTCTTTGAGTTTGTCGTTCTCTGTTACCATATTTCTGAAATGGTTATGAGTATAACAAAAACCATTTTCCTGTGCTTCACCAATACATTCGCAGTATCTACATTTCATGATATTCACCTCGTTCCGCACTTGCCTATTCAGTTGTCAAAGAGCCGCACTTCCTATATTAATAAGGCTGGTATATTTTCTGCCCTTCCTCGCCTTTGCGGTCAAACCATTGCTGTATTTCGTAAGCATCAAAAAAGAATTGTTTCCCGATTTTACGTGGGGCTGGCAGGTCTTGTGTTCTAATCCAGCGGCCTATAGTATTGGTGTTAACGTGGAATATTTTTGAAAGGTCTTTGATAGTAAATACTTTAAAATCCGGCATTATAAAACACCTCAAGATTTTACTTGAAATTCGTCAATAAATATTGTATAGTGCGGGGGTAAAACGAACCAGGTTAGGGTAGGTTTTTTTAAAACCCCCGCACATTTAAATTTTGATTTTTTGAGTTTGTTAACCTGGCTCATTTTTTTTACCTCGCTCTTTGATATGTGGGTTAAAACTTCCGCGGCTTTTTCTTCATCTTCTATTTACTTCCTCTCAGTCTCCCCGGGGACCCTTTAAGTCCCTAAACCGATCTTCTGATCGGTCCCACGTGTGGAGATTGGGACCGGAAGGAGGAAAGAAGCATGAAGAGACGTAGACGTAGAAATTCAGGTAGTCGTGAAGTCTTCTGCCCTTTCATTAGGAAAAATGGTCGCACCATTTATCCGAAGAAAAGCAGAGTGTTTCACTTTTGGGTCTAACTTGACCTGATTGCCGCCCACTTTCAAAGAGCTTTGTGTAATACTATTTTCTACTTTGTTCTTCTTTAGTGTAACACTTTTTTAGATATTTGTCAAGTGGTATTTTTAGAATTATTGGATATAGTTTTTCCGACGAGGAATATGAAAAACATAAACGGACGGAAAATAATGCTTGCAAGGCGTGAACGTAATTTAACGCAAGATGAACTTGCCAAAAAAATAGATATATCCCGCTCAACAATCATTAACTGGGAAGCTGATAGATTCGATCCCGATGAGTTTAATTTAAAAATTCTTTCCGAAGTCTTAAACAAACCAATCTCCTATTTTTACGAAGGACAGCAACCTTCAAATCAAGAAAATGAATTACCCCCTGGCGCATATTCGCTTACTGACGGTAATACGATTCGCTTGTATATTTTCTCTAAACTGCATGAAGGAGAACCTGTGGACGCCGAGAGAGAAGGTTACATCGACTTACCCCGTCATCTTGTTCCGGGAGCGGCTTTTGTATACCGCTGTGAGCAGAGCAATGTAGCATCAATCCCGAAAGGAGCGCATTGCATCATCAGAAAGGAGACTATTCCGTTAGACAACAAGATCATGCTCATCAAAACACCTGCCGGTTACACAATCAAAAAAATCACATCTAAGTTACCAGCCGAGCAGAAAGTGTTCGGGGAAGTTTTAGGAATAGTCAGCGTATTTTAATAATATCCTTTCAAAATTTTAATTTTTAATAAAGGAGTGTTTTGGGGTCAAGAGAGTACAATATATTATACTGCTATTCCAACCAAAAGTAGATAATATTAAACATTAGGGAGGATGTCATGCCAGATTTAATAGGGTTTGGAGCAGTCGCTTCTATACTTATAGGAGCAATAATAGTTATCATTGGAATTATGTTAATTATTGCACCGCTAAAACTATTCAGCATCGATAAAACATTGAAAGAAATGTTAAAGGAAATTAAAAAACAAAAGTAATGTTTCACCACCGCCGCCGAGGAAAAAAAGGAATGTATCACGTGTACTGGAGAGAAGATAACCGCCAGCGCACTAAGGCTGTAAGTACGGATATACAAGTTGTAAGAGAATTTGAGCGTCGCCTTGCCTCCCGCCTGCACCGTAAACAATCAGGGCTTATCATTAAAGATGTATCTTTCCGTGAATTCTGTGATGAATACATCAATATTTATTCTTTTGCAAACAAACGCCCGTCCAGCGTCAACCGTGATCTCCGCACCATAACACTTTTTAAAAACCGATTCCCTTACATTAAAAAAGTAGAACAGTACGATATAAATATTGTTGAACAGTATAAAGCCCACCGCCTGAAAGAAGGCGTCAAGGAATCATCTATTAATAGAGAATTAAATACACTTACTAATATGCTTAAATATGCCGAAAGAAAAAAATATATTGAGCCGAGCATAGAAAAGGTTAAGCGATTCCAAATAACACAATCGGCTCGGGAAAGGGTGTTGACAGATGAAGAAATCAAAAAGCTTATCAAAGAAACGTGGGACCCGTTCAAAACGGCGGTCATGCTCGGGCTTTATGCGGGGCTTCGTAGCGGCGAGGCGTGCAACCTTGAATGGACAGACATTGACGCACAGAACCGGATTATTAGGATACGGGATAAAAAAGAATGGAAAGCAAAGAGCAGGCCTTCTGTGCGGAATATCCCTCTCCACCCAGTCCTTAGTCGATTCCTTAGCAAAAAGTCAAAAAAAGAGGGCTCTCCGTTCGTCTGTGCGTATGCTGACGGATCAAGGCTCACGGAAAAAGTCCTCTGCGCAATGAACCGCAAATTTAGGCTCAAGCTGGGAATCCCCGGCTATTGTCATCATATCCTGCGGCATACCTTTGTCAGCCGCATGGCCGGGGCCGGGGCTGATCTGTATGCTATCTCAAAAATTATAGGGCACAGCAACACCAAAATAACGGAGTCAACCTATACGCACCTTAAAGATAAATACTACCATATTAACATCAACCGGCTGAAAATCCCCGCTTAAAAACTTGCAAACAAGTTGCAAACAAATATTGTAAATAATCGCATTAAAACGAAACTAATATAAACTATTAAAATATACGTTTTATCGTCAATAGATTAGTCTTAAATATGATTTTCGTCTATGGTAGGTGACATCGTCTATAATGCCCGATAGAGGAAGCAAACTTCGTCGGTATATCCTCTATTTGCAAACATAATGCAAACAAACCTTGATTTTTATCATCCTATAAAGATATAGCCTATCCTCTAATAAGGATAAGCTATATTATATAATTAACAAAAATCTGTCAATTATTTCTGCTCACCAGCAATACCAGCAATCTCTTTTAGCTTTGCAACAACCATATCATCAATCTTAGTATCAGTCTTCTGCGCAAGGGCTTCAGCCTGTTCCAAGATCAACGTAATCAAATTGACAATATTGTCTTTTGTCAATAGATTGACCAGCAGTATTGCAACTGCTTTCTCACCGATTGCCTTTTTCAGCCATTCAATTAATGCTTTCATATTACCCCCCCCCTTTCTTATATATTCCATTTCTCTATTTTTTTTAAAGCGAATGACGGGATTGTATAATATCTATCTTGCGAATCCCACCGGCAACCAATACGCATATACCAGCCCGTTTTCCCGAATGTTATAGTAAAATACAAGGGTATACTTAAATACCACGCCCACGCCTTACGCTGGCACGGGTCAACCCCACCATTCGTATATATATACGTTCCACTTCCTATTAATACCTTCGGCGGCTGAAACAGCTTGTAGCTTGTCCATGCACGTGGTATATAACAGAATGGGAAAAACCAGTCATCATGCAGTTTTCCTTTTAAGTGGTTTGGTAATGCTGAATCCGGCATATATACCTCAAATCACGTATTGACACCATTCAAAATGCATGGGATCAGGAATTGTAAAATCACCGCCATAATAAAAACCCCATTTTTTGAATATTGATATTACATTATCCGGCAATCTATATGATGATGAATAAGGATATTTTTTGGGATTGAAATCATGCGCAATCCCCCAAGAATGCGAGCTTAACGAACGGTCAATATCCCAGCATTTATGTCGAGCGCAATAACACCCGCCCCCCTTAATATCAAGATAATCCCACAATCCTGCCGCCAGCATATCAGCAAATGCACCAGCGAATTGATGAGCAATTTTCTTATTGCACCATATCTTTTTATAATTTATTTCAAGCCCTATAATATTTTCATTCCGCCAGTTATCAGTTACCGTGATACGCCCGCCGCCTGCTTCGGTATATTTAAACTCGCCGAATTCCTGTATTATTTCTGATACCGATAAAACTTTAAATTCTTTTTCGTTTACCATGTTTAATATCCCGTTTGCTTCGTCGTTTATTATTGCGAGCATATCCCGCATCTCTTCTGCCATGTGTTTTATTCTTTCGAGATTGCTTTTCATGTTTTTTCTTTTGCCTGAACCCTTTCAGTTTTAGCCGTACAATGGGGACAGATATGCGACGCAATCTGTCCATGAAAGTATATAATCCCATAATCACCTTTTGTATTATCGAGATCGAACCAGTGTCCACAGTGATGACACATCACCCATGACATTATTTTTCCTGCTCTTTTTTCTGTTTTTCGTTGTACTCTTTTATTAATGCCTCTACTGCTTCGATTGCGCCGAGCGTTGCGTTGATTGTTGCCCGTGCTTTATCTCTTGCTTGTGATAATTGCGTATAATTCTGCTGGTGTGTTTGTAGCTGGGTTTTTAATTCTTCAAGCTTTTTTGTTAGAATGTTTATCACAATTTAGCCTCCAATGCTTTCAATCTTTCTTCTGCTTTTTTTGCCCAATTAGCTATTCCGATAGCAATCTTTGCCGGACTTTTACTGTATTTTTTAATTTCAGATTTAACTTCTTCTTTAGTGCCAAAAGCTGACGGGTGTTTATCATCTTTATCTCTGCGTAAGCGAGGTAGCCCCTCATAAGGTTTTACTGGCTTCTCGGCATCTTGTAAAGCCCACAATAAATAATCCTGATCTGTAATCTTTTTTCTTTTTAAATCTTTATTTATATCCGGCGAGAATGTATCCCAGTCAACATCAGAATGAGCAGAACCAAACTCGTCAAAATAATACCTCAAGGTTGTATCATAATAAAATTCTAAATTGTCGCCATTCGCCTGCGGCTTAATATTCCAATAGTAACCACCTCCATAAGTATTATGTAATTTTATACCGTCACCACCTGCACCGTTACTTATATTCAATTCTCCAGCAGGTATTGTTATATCTTGCGCCGCACTAATTTTTAGAGCATTTGTGCCTCCAGTATAAAAATCCATAACGTCGCCGGAGGATTCTACAATATAGGTATTATTCCCTGCTGTTCCGTCAAGATACAATTTCTTTGTTGCAGTTATTTTCATATCCTGCTTTACATAAAATACTGAAGGTTGCAAGGTCAATACCGATGTCCCGCCCACAACCATATCAACATCATCCTCCGAACCTTCCTCGATATATGTATCTAAATCGCCGCCACCGTCGAAATATAATTTTTTTGTTGCCGCAAGGTAGGTGTCTTGTTTAATGTCAAGATTAGCTGTCCTGAATGTTACGCATATACTGCCACCTACATAGAAATCAACGTCATCCTCTGCACCTTCAACAAAATATGTATCATCATCGCCGCCGCCGTCTAATATCAGCTTTTTTGTTGCTGTTATTTTATGCCCTTCGCTGAATACAGATGCAGAGCTAAACGTCTTAATTCCGGCAATAGTAACATCACCAGTCAATAAATCTGTGCGTAGGTTATTGTAATGTGCGGCTAATATATCGTCTCCTGGACTTACTGCACTACTTAAGATAGCCATTATGTTTACCTTCCTTGTTTAAAAATAGTAAGTATTCAAATATAGTTTTGTTTCCCGCTTCAAGATTCTGTAAATACCATGCTTCAAAATCCGCACGGTCAAAGTATTTTAAATTCTTAATCATTATTTCTGCCTGCTGTGAATATCTTATTCTCATGATACGGTGATAATAACCTCCACGGTAAGCGTCTTTGTATTATCCTTTGTCAAATCAATATTAGCGTGTTCCATTAAAGTACCGCTATCCGCCGCCGCTGTTGCGGCTTCACCAAAAAGCCCGTACTCTTTTAATGCCCCGTTGCTTTCAGCAGTGGTAAAAAATACCCGTATAGTACAAGTTCTTGTACCCGCATCATACGAAGTTGAAGCAATAACTTTCCTGGCAAGCTCTGTGCCAAGAGTAGTATCACCTACCGCAACCGTTGTATTATCTGTTCCGGTTGCCCCATAGGTTACTTGCGATTCGTTAGCATATAAAGCTGTACCGGCAAGCCTGCGGGCAATAGCAACCTTCCCGGCATTCGTTATCAGGTTTTTATATTCTTTGACTTCCTTCTTGCCAGTATTCACATCCTCAAGCGTACATCTGACAATGCCGGTTATTTTTAAACCTTCGGGTTTTAATTTCATCGAATCATCCATATTGTGCCTCATTATAAACACCCTGCGGACTTCCTCCGGGGCCGTACTGAAAATTAGGCGTATATTGCTCAAGTGACGGCGTCCCGTCGGTAATTGTTACCTCATCAATTCCGGTAATGACTGCCAATTCATCAAGTATCTCATCATCTCTAATTTCACCTTTTTTAAGGTCATCAAGTATCTTTATCAACAACCATGTAAACCCTTGCTTCAAGGTTGCAAACGTAACATGGTACAGCATCTTTTCACCGCCGATGCATTCAATCTCAACCTCACGAATCATGTAATATTCGTCAATATTCCTATCAGTTAAATCAATATGCAATCTCTGCCCTGTACGCCAGCCCGCATTATGAGATGTAAAAGAACCTTCAACAATCTGGTAAGCGTACTCCATTAATTCAGCCTGTCCCCGCTCCCTGGCCTGGTCTAACGTGCTGATTTTATCCTCTTTGATATATTTCTCATGGATACCGTCCCCGCCTTCTGCCGCTACACATATCGCCTGACTAACCGTGTCCTGTACCATTGAAAGTATAGGTACTTCAAACTTATATTTCATCACAACCGCTTCACCACCGCTCATGGTGATAGTATCAACCTTCAATAATTTTTCATTGTAGTTAAGCAGGAAATCATGCCCGCCTGCATCGTCAACAAATTCAATGCCTACTGTTTTAGCAACCCCGCCAACGGTAACACTCAATTCATGCGGGAAATACACAATAGGGAATTCAGTCTGTCCGGCAACCGCCGTGATTGTATCCTGCGTATATTCAGCAGAATAATAATACCCGCCTCGCACCCATATCCTATTTGCAATCTGCGTATTATCAGGCGTTATAATCAAATCAGCAAAATGGGTTCCATTATCCGTTAATTCATACGGCGCATCATTCGTTTCAATCGGGAAAAAATGTATATCTTTGGCATAGTCAACGTACCAATCATAGCCCGTTAACTCTGCCAATTCTTCAAAACATTCTGAAATATACTGGTAATTGAACTGCACTTTATCCAGCGTGGGGCCGGGATTCGTTACGTTTGTAACCGTGAATCCTGAAGTATAACGGGTTATAAGATCGTTTACTATGTAATACAATGATTTATCCTCATAAGTCTGCACTGCCAGCTTTTTATCAAGGTCAACCTGCCAATCAGTGCATTCGATAGTAAACATAAAGTTTGAGCCCGCTATCTTTTGAGCTTCTATTGATACAATCCGCCCATTAAATATCTCTGTCCCGTCCTTTGTAATTTCTACTTCCTGCCCTTCCGTCGGCCGGCTGGCGTATGTATCATAATAAACGAATGACGCTGTATTAGCTTCTTTCGTCAATAAATCAGATATAACTAATTGACTTATTTCTTTAGATACTGCATTGATATTGCATACCAGAGCCATTATATACGCCTCGATTTTTTTACTTTTCTGAAAATAACATCCCCAATCATCCGTGCCTGCGCTTCGGCCTCATGACGGGTATGTACTTGGTTGACGTTTACAATTATGTTTCCCATATTAGTAGTTGTGGAATGATTAGGGATTATTGTTTCTCCACCGTGTACGATTGCGAGCTGGGGCTGTCCTATTGCACCCGGTACAATGCCGCCTTTGTCGAAACTGCCTATGATTCCCTGCAAGCCTGCACGTGCCGCTGTAAAAGCCGCTATTACACCAGCAATCTGATAAGAAGCAACCCCCCATGTAGTAGTTGCTTCCATTATTGCTCTTGCTTTCTGATATATAAAATCTGCTGTAAGTCTATGCATTAAATATTCTGTTGTTTTAATAAGCGTTTGTTTATATGCTTCACCAAGATTCTTCCATGTAGTTAATTCAGCAGTGCTAATTGTAGATAATGCTTGCAACCATGCACTCTTAAACAAGTCAATACGGTTTTTTCTTTTCTCTGAAAGTTCTTCTTCTTCTTCATTGCTCTGCTCTCTTAATTCCTTTATTATCTGGTCAGCTTCTTTTTCTGCTTCCGTCATAGCATTTAATCTTTCTATATCTCTTTCTTGCACTTCATCTTTTACGATAGTTTTTTCTTCTTCCTTCAATTTAAAAGATTCAAGCTCAAGTTTATTCATATTGTCTATAGTTATGCCAGCTTCAATAATTGATTCTGTCAAATCTTCGGTCGCATCTTTTGCTTTTTTACTATGGTATTCGGCAAGTTTCCCGAATAATTTAGCGGCTGCTGTATTGCGTGATAAATACATTCTTACCTGATTGATACGCATCCCCCAAGCTGTAAACGTATCTTTTGCAATCTTAACAGCATCAATAGTAAGCGTCACGATTTTTGTAAAGCCATATATAGCTTGAGCGGCTACTTTTACAGCAAAGGATACCTTTCTTATAATGGATTCTATATTGCCGGATTCGTCAATCCATTCTTTGACTCTCGGGACAACATTTGTTTTAACCTCTTTTATATATTCTTTTAATGTAGGCAAAAGTTTGAACCCGATAGCTTCAAAAACGTCATCACCAATAATATTGCCTAATTGAGACATCGCTCCTAAAAATGTTTGAGCGTTTGCTTCTGCCGCACCACCGAATATTTTTGAAATATTATCAACTGCCATTTGCAACCGTTCTGTTGACCCGACATCACCCTCAACCACTATGCCGTAACGGGTTAATGCATTCGTTGTGCTACCAACCGATTTAGCAACAAGATCAGCCGCCGCTGTTAAATCCATTTTTTTTGCGGCTGCTAAATCAAGCGTCGCCGCTGTTAACTTGTCAAGCATTTCTCCTTCAACCCCAAAATTAGTCAGCATTTTTTGAACGCCGAGGATTGCTTCGTCTCCATACTCTGTCATTTTTTGCAATGAGCTTGCGTATTTTTTATTATGTTCAAAAGCTTCCTTTGTAAACGTACCTGCTTGCTTCATAGCTTGCGCAAGCGTAAGCTCAGCACGTTCCTGTATTCCGGCCGCCTTCGCCGCTTTATATCCTACCGCCGCAAGAGCCGCACCCATAGCAAGCCCTACTTTTGCCACATCATTCAATTTTTTACGTGCGGCATCAAACCCTTTTGAGTCGAGTTTTGAGCCGATAGTAACGAAAAACGATCCGACCTCTGCCATTTAATATCACCTGTCAAACGTAATAATTATTTTTGTTATCCCTTCATTATCAAATAAAAGTTCAAATTCACCATTGCTGTTATCAACCAATCCTTTTACTAATTCAGTTATAAACTTTTTACGTTCTTTCTGATTTTTAAGATTAAAAGAAATCATCTGTTTATTACCTTTGTTCTGCTTTTCTTACCTATATGAAACCCGAACCGTTCTAAACTTAATTTGCTCGGCTCATCTTTTTTCAATTCTTCTTCTGTTTTAAATTGCCGTTCAAATTCAGCCCGCATCTTTTCAATCCTATCCGGCGGCACTCCGTTAATTGACAACTGCATCAGATTGCTTTCAAATTGTTCCCGTGATACGATTTCTTGCATTTTTCTTATCCAATCTATACTATGGTCTGTTACTTCCTCAACCGTATAATTAAGATAATGTGCTATTTTGACGCATATTTTTATTATGGCGTCTTTATCAGTTTCGTTGCTTTTAGTATCCGTTGAATGTTTTTTTTTACAAGGTCAATGTCATTATGCTCGCATACTATCGCAACAATTTCAGTGCTTTTTGTTAATGACAAATTCTTTTCAAGAAAATCAATATCATCCTCTTTAAGTAATATTCCCAGAAATGATACGGTGTCTTTATCGTCGAGAAGGTCAAGAATTGTCAATATATCTTCCGTGTTAGATGTGTCATTGCTGGTTTTATCTTTCAATTCCTTTAGTTTTTTCTGGCTTGAAAGCACCGTTTTAGCAAGAAACTTTGACAGCTTCATAAATTGATTAAGGGATAACTCACCTATTGAGTATGTACGCCCGCCAACTTTTACAACTTCTTTTTCCGGCAACAACACATTGTCATTCATAGGTTTTTCCTTTCGGGGCTCGGGGAGAGGGGCAATTCATCATTACCCCTAACTCCCCCAGACTTTGCTCCCCTGATTTATTAGGCAGTTACGCTGAACTGCTCTATTTTCAAAGCGGCAAGATGATTGCCCGCTATATCCCGCAACCCTGTGGTAACAATCGCCTGAAACGTATCGCTTGCTGTCCACGTTGCATCAGGCGTAAATGTCACGGTTTTAGCCGCCGCATCATAGACAATCGAACCGGCAACCAGAGCCGCCGATGCCGGCGTTGTGGTATTGATAATCATAAATGTGGCATTATCATCATCACCATACTTAACCGTATTCTCATCAATAACCCCTGCGTCAGTGATTGTCCATACAACCGTGCCCGATGTGTCTTTTGTAACCGTCCCGCCGTCAACTGGTGTAGTAAGCTCAACCGTCGGGGCTGTGGTATCTGCGCCTGAATCAGTAACAATACACATCTGCTCATTTGCGGCCGCACTTGTATCCTGCAATACCAGGAATTCAAACTCAATCATTGTTTTGTCATTCTTTTTATATGAGTGAGTACCAGCCGCAATCGGTACAACTTTAAGGAATTCATATTTACGTGTACCGCCGCCGGATGAATTGCAGTTTATAAACAGTGTTAATTCTGTTACGGTTGAATTGCCGCCAGTGGTCAAAACACTGCCAACCAGAGCCGTTGAAGGATAGTCCCATGCCAGCCTAAGATTATCAAGCGTCGCCTCGGCAATAGAGAATTTAACCGTCATTCTCTCGCTTACTTTATCAGCACCCAGCACCCCGATATATTGATCTGCTTTCCGCTCGAAATACTCCCGGGCATTGCTTATTTCAATACCCCCTTCTGTCAATCCTAACTCCGTACAACTTCCTTCTGCTGTTCCATACGTCCCTACTTTTACAGTGTTGGATGTTTGTAATCCCACTGTAATATTTGATGCTGTAGGCATTGTGTTACCCCCCTTTTTTAATTATCTCTTTTTAATTCGACGTTTATACCTTGCGCTTGTAATATCTGTTGTATATCTTTCATTATTTTATCTTTGTTGGCTGTACGTCCTTCTTTTAACCCGAACCTGTATGAAATGTAAATACTGCTTGCAAAAAATAATATGAATATCAATAATAATTCAATCTTTTTCATTGTTTAAATATCTTTACAATCGTTGTTGCCACACCAATTATCAATGCAACTGTTGTCCCGTATAACCCGAATAACCAGTTTATAAGCGTTCGGTTTTGCTTCGGCGCATCTTTAATATCACGGGTTAATTCCCTTATTCTTAACTCCCGTATCTCATCATTCTTTTTTATTAATTCAGAATGTACATCACAGGGAAGCGTATTTACTTTTTGCCATATTCTATCCACTTTAAGCGTTAACCCGTTCTCCATTTTCTTTTTTAAATCTTCAACCACTCCGGCAAGATATAAAATGTTTACATCGCCAATCCGTTTATTCGGCGTGTCTTTTAAATTATCCTCTATTCTGTCTACTATATCGCCCATATCACCTCTTTATGGTACTATTAACTGCGTGCTCCATTGTGCTGGTGTTTCCCCACCACCTGAGGGGGTGTAGGTAACATATATTGAATAAACATTATCTGAATCAGAAAATCCTCCTGTAGGCCAGTTCCATTGTCCTGAATCGTAATCGTACTCCGCATCACCCAAATCCTCGTCGTCAAACCATATCTTTACATCATACTGCCCAGAACCGCCCCAAATACAGAGCAAATATTGTTGTGCCGCTATGGTCGGTGCTGAATTAAAATTAAAGTCAATCCAGCCTGCTGTGGTAGAACTATTCTTACGTTCAGTTTCTCCGTTAGTTGTTTTAGTGTTTGTGTCGTCGTATAAATAACATCCAAGCTCATGTATAGGGTCATCCCCTGTTGACTGTACATACGCACTCATGCTCGTTCCCGTACCCGCACTGCCGGCAGTTGCGTACGCACCTATTACATAATTTTCAAAGTTACCGCTTGATGCTCCTATAGCATTGTCACCAAATGTATCATTTGCATATATCGGGTACACCGCAGAATCTAAAAATTTCTGTGGAATTGTTACTGTATATATTCCTTCTTTAATGTTTAAATTAGCCCACGCCTCTTTACCATTAGCGTCAACAAACTTCGGTCGATAAATATGAAATGCCTTACCTGTTTCATAATTAGTTTGCCCTGTGATATGATTTCTTTTTGTCTTATGATATACCGCATAACTGCCAACCACGTTATCAGGTCTATGTGCTCCCATTGCTATATCTTCCGGCTGCAATTCTCCCTGATAATAAAAATTAAAGTTTTCCCAGTTTTCTATCTCAAAAGAATAAGTGTTTTTCTTGGGTTTTTTGTTGAAAATAACAATAATTTTCATACTGTCTTCTTCGGTGTAATACTCTAATGTCGTATCTTCGTTGCTTACTCTGACTTTATTGTCTAAAGTCTTTTCGTCTGAGGTAAACTTTGAACTCCCTTTAAAAGTGAATCTCAAATATTCCTCATCATTCCATTTACTCATTTTTAAACTTGGGTCAAATTTACCGTTTCCGTCTTTTAGGGTGTATATAACCGCCTTGTTGCCTTTTATATTCGTTTCATAATAGTCAGCACCGTTACATACAGACGCTATCAATAGAATCAAAACAAAGAATAAATTCATCAATCTTTTGTCCTCGCACCTTTAATTTTTATTGTCCCGACATTCCCTTTAATTAGTCTTTTGTCTTTTTTAAATTTAAATCAAAAAAAGGTCTTAATATTTTTCTCATATCAATACTTAAAATATCAATAATATCCTCTATTAATTGTTCATTCGTTTTCTTGGCGGTTTTTTCAGATGCTTCTTTAAATTTATTATTTTCAAGAAATAATCTTCTTATGCCTTGCATTTTATAACGATTACATTTAATATCAGCATTCATTAAATTATGCTCTATTTCGTTCATTTTCTTATAGTGAACAAACGTTTTTTTAGAGACACAACAAGGCAACAACAATAAAATAAGTAGTATTTTTTTCATCAATCTTTTGTCCTCGCACCTTTGATTTTTAATGTGCCGACATTCCCTGTTCCCGAAGTCGGTATATAAAATAATCCATACATTGAAGGAACGGTTGCATCATTGAACGTACCACCCCGCCACGTGGTGTCTGCCGTTACATCACCACTCCATACGTCCGTACCTGCTGAATCAGGCGTATCCATTGAACGCTGTTCCACCATTCCCGTTATTGTCCCGCCGTTTACAGTCATTGTCATTGTCGTTATGGTAGTAGCAAATTCCCAAACATCATCTATCGGTCCGTAAGCAACCCCAGCAGTCAAATTATTTGGTGTTGATATACATACTGTAAAGGTTGAGCATAACTGTTCAAATACATAGTCAATGACCCCTGCGGACAGGTGTTCATAATCTATCGAACCGTCGTTGTAGTGTTCAGAATCAATACTATTATCAGCAAGTTTTGTCTCATCAATTACGTCCGCCGCAAGATGAACAGCGTCTATTGACCCGTCATTGTAATGCTCGCTGTCAATACCGTTGTCAGCTATTTTTGATTCATCAATTACATCTGCCGCCAAGTGTTCAGCATCTATAGATCCTGCCGCATAATCGTCCGAATCTATCGTATCGTTTTTAATATCTGCACTTACTATCATACTGTCGGTCAATGCCCCTTCTGTTATTGTTACCGCTCCGGCAAAATTAGCCGTTGCGCCGGTTACCGTGCCTGTTGATTCTATGTTCGTATTAATCTTAAGGTCACACCCTGTTCCAACATCAATCCGGGCATCTGTTCTGTCGTGATATAAACACATATAATCAGTCGTTGAATCAGTCGCTCCACGCCCTGACATTATGAAAAATTTGGGGTCAATGGTTGTAGGATGCCCATAGGTATTTTGTTTATTGTCTATCTGTAAAAAGTATAAATTCCCGCTTTTCGTAACGCCGTTCGTGTCTACCGCAATATAAGCATGGTCGTTCCCCGAAGATGTCCATCCAAATTCAGCATTGCCGTTTTCACTGTCTACAAGAACAGCATCGCATTGTATATCATCTGAAGCATACACTTTCCCTTGATAATTTATGCTAAACATTGTTTTAGGTGTTCCGTCGGCATCATCTGAACATTTTATATATGCCGCATTAGCGTCATTGTTATCAGTATATTTTAAATCAAGTAAATACATTGTCCCCGTAACATCACCCGTTGTATTATGTATAGTAAATAAAGAATCTGTCCCAGAAATACTTGCCGCCATAGTATCAGATGAATCGCTGGTTACATAGTTGCCGCCGCCCCCTGCATTATCATCAACATATTTTTTGTTTGCAACCTCATAATCAGCATCAGGTGCGGCACTTGGTGTAACAGGAAATGTGCCGAAAACTAAATCATCTTTTAAATCATCGCCAGTAACGGTATTGTCTGCCAGAGAACCTTCTGTTACCATAGGCTCGTAGTTTCCGTTTACAAAGTCATATATTTGATCGCAGTTTGATATATGGGTTGTATCACCGTTAGAAGGTGTCGCTGTTGATAACCTGATATACGTTGTTGTACCGATTTTATCCCCCTGAAATTGATTTTGAAAACTTATTGCCATTGTCGGGGATGATTTTTCTACATCATCAACCCCTACCCATAATGAAGATGTGCCCCCGCCGGATACGGCACTTGTTACCCAGTTTGAACCGTTCCATTGTATATACTCACCTGAACCCGGCGCACCTGAAACAAAATCATGCAGATTAACCTTACCAGCAGTGTTGTCAGTTGCAAAATCAATATCCCCGTCATCTACATCATCAGCAACATCATCATCAAGGTAATTCTGGGCTGAATGATCGCCCCACCCATAGGCAGTATCCCAGTTGCCGGAATCCTCAACTTTACTTTTGCTTAACGTACCATCTGCGAGATCAGTCAAATCATCATCAGCGGGCTGATATACTCCCGCATGCGTATGAGTACCGGCCGCAACCTCATTATTTCCAGTCCCGGTATCACTCCATGTCAAATACCCTGAATCATTTGTCCAAACTGATATATTCCCGCTCATACTGGCATTGCTGAAATTAGGGCTACTGCCGCTTGTTACATCTTGATCTATATAGGTATGATCTGTTCCGTTTGATGTTCTATGGGTTGTATTTAAAGCTGTTGCAGTTTCAAGGGTTTGTGTTGATGTCCATAGGCTTGCGATATAACCGTCAAGCGTAGATGTGGATGTTTCAAGATTTGTGATACTGGTTGCCAGTGTTCCCGTTGACGTTTCCAGGTTTGTAATAGCCGTCTCTAATTGTGCATGAGTAAGCGTCCCTGTAGATGTCAGCCCGGTATGATCGGTTATACCCCCGCCGCCTGCTGTCGGGGATGATACTTGTATTGTACCGTCGCCCCATTTAATAGAATCAAGGATTAATTGTATTGTTGCTGTTATTGATGAACCGTCATAGGTAAACCCCGCTATCCCGCCGAATGAACCAGCATTATTATATTGTATTTGTGTATCTGCTCCACCCGGTGATGTGCCTGCGCCGCCCTGTGTTAAATCGTACTCTGTCCCTGCATCATTCTTGTAGTACATTTTGCCGTCCGGCTTTATAAATAAATACCCTTTATTTGCCGCAGGCGTTGAAGCCCCGTCCATTTCTGTAAACCCGAGAGCATACATAACCGTTACCGAAGGCACGTCAATAATATAATCATCTGAACCCAGCCGGTAGACTATGGCAAATAACGGGTTGCTGAATAACAGGATTGATATTGCTATTATTAATTTACTGATATTGTATTTCAATCGTTCCTCCCTCGCCGGGCTCGGTTGTACCTATGCTTTTAATCTTTATGCCGAATTTCTCTGAAGCCGTGTAATTTATATCCGTTATATCCGTTAATTCATCCCGTGAGCCTGCTGTTAACGTAGCAACCCGTGACTGTTCAGCATCATCTTTCAACAAATCAACCGTTATATTCGCACCCGTCGGCGCAGTATCAGTATGTATGCCAATCTTTTTTATCGTTACTGCATACGGGAAATATAACCCGTTAATAATGGTTTTCTCGTCAACAAACGTACCGAATACCGGGATTGTTAATATTTTATTAATCACGTCAATATACTCCTGTGCCAACTCAATATATTTGAAATCAAAGATCGCCACATGATGATAAAATCCCAGTTCCGGGTCATTAAAACACGACCCGCCCACGTTTTTAGCCCATAATACCCGGTATGATGTGCTGGTAATAAGGCTCTGTATAGAGTCCTGCTGGTCAAGCAGAAATAACACCCTATCCCTGACAGATTTTGACGTGCTGATACTGTCATCAATACAGTTAAATGCCAGCGATATTTCTTTAATATTTTCCTCACTTGAGCCGATTGCATTTGTTGATATGATGATATAAGGGTCAGTCGCACCATGCGGAGCTTGTGACGGATATATTTTAGAATCTGAAACCGTCGCACCGAGTAATGATTTAAGTGTATCATCATTTTTTAAATATGAAATAACATCCAGTTCGATCATTTAATTTTCTTAATTTCACTTGTCAGTTTTTGTTTTAAATAGTTATTTCCTGTTTTTAATGCTGGGAATAGATACGGTTTTGCTTTCCTTTTTTGTGTGCCAAACTCAACAAACGGAGCATATATTACATTTGTACCAACCTGCCCAGTATGTTCTTTTCTTTTATTAATTAATTTATGCGTTATTGAGCTTCGCAGTCTTCCTGTCAATACGGGGCAGTCCTTCTTTGCCTCCCCCTCAACCTTAATCGTTGTATTCCTGATAATATCCTCAACTTTACCGTCGCATTTCTCCGATAAAATCTGTAATTTTCTCATGACTTCTTTATCGCCGGTTACCTTAGTCTGTACTTGTAGCATTATGTCACCTTCTTAAGTAAAATCTCTAAATGATGCACGCCGATAGAATCGTATATTTCCTCAACTAATAGAATCGAGTAATTTTCACTGTCAATAACAATACGGTGGTCTTTACTGTTAATTGTCGGAGCGGCTGGCTTTTTCATAAACAATACATGGGTTGCCGCTTCGTATATTTCCCGGGGTGTACCTACCAGCCCGCCGCCTGCTGAATCAATCCGGCATTCAATACCCGTCAATGTATTAGCCCAGCTTTCAATCTTCTGCCCGTAGCTATCCTGTGTCGGCGTATTGGTCTGTAATGTACACGTTATAGGTAGAAGCCCTGTAAAACTCATATATGCCGCCTGCGGTATTGATTAAGAACCCCTGCTATATCAGCAGGAACAGGAATCCCCATTATTAAAATATCGCCTTTATCATAGGTTACGGAATATTTACCCATGCTCTCGGATTTTACTCCTGATTTCATTTTGTTTGTATAGACAAGCCCTGCTAATTGAGCGCACGCATTACGCAAATCATAGGGCATACTGCCGATTACATATCCGGCGGTATAGGTAACCTTATAATTCTTATGCCCCACTGACGTATTATTCCGCATATAGATGTAACCCTCATTCATATATGCCAGGTACTCCTCATTTTCCGTATATGCGTATAATTGCACGTTGTTGTAGGTGTCCCATGCTTCAACAAGCGTAAGAGCGGTTACAGGATAGTTTTTTAAATAAATATAATGTGTCCCGTCGCCGTCGTGCGTTTCTTTTGAATGTTCTTGTGATAGAAATTTCCGGTTAGTAAAGTTCTCGATAAAATCCGAAGCAATCACAATCAGCATTGTTTTAAGGCTTGCGTCGGATATAGTAGTCTGGAGTATCAACTCCAGGTCAGCCGAAGTTATTAGAGCATCAGCCATAAATAAGCCCCTTTATGGATTTATTTTTTCGTAAAAATCCAAATATACGCCTATATCAGCGGCGGCTTGCCCGCTTTTATTAACAACTTCGATGATATATAGCGAGCCTGTCCCCACATATTCCGCCTCATTAGCGAACCAGTTAGCAGAATTGAAATATCCTACTGAATACGGAATTAATATCGGAGGCGATACTTGCGTCCCAATATCCGTTATCGTCGGAGTATGATAAAATATAGCTTCCGCATGATCGCCTATGGTATGATTCAAATTCCATGAATCCACAACCGTGCCGCTTGATGTAGTAGTGGGATTCATGTAAATATTGACATAGGATTCGGCTGTTGACACAATCGTAACGGTTGCGTGTATCTCATCTGAAGTAAATGCTGTTGTAGCAACATCAATCATAAAATATGCTGTTGCATCATTCGCCACATCTTCAAACAGATGCCCGGTACGGTACAACTGCCCGAGATGTACCTTTGCATGATATTCAGTAACCTCGCCCGTACCTCGGAATGGTTTTGCCGGAACAGTACCTGCATGAATGACAGGAATAATTATTGTAATTATCCCTAAAGACAGAAGAATCTTTTTAAACATTGGTTAACCCCCATTTACCCTATGGGCTGTCGGCGAGAACGCCAGCAACCCATAGGGATTTATTCTTTACGTCTACCGGTAGAATATTGTCACGTTCACGGTGCTATTTAAAGAAGATTTTCTCACACAGAGATCATTAACATACCACGGTGATGCCGGTATAGGGAAATCCATTTGGAATAACCCCTCGGTGTTCGTTGTCGTTGACGGCAAATTGACAACAAACTCCGATGTAACCGTTGTGGTACTGTCTGATTCTGAATAGAATGTAATATTCTGCGGCTCTGACACATCACTATTTGTAATGACAATCTTGTGGATTTTTGCATACCCGTCAATCTGGGCGGCTGTAGTTTCAACCGTAGTAACCGCATAGGTAGGAACAGCCACATGGTACACGTCCAGATTTCTTTGATCTGCAAATACAGGAATTCCCTGCATTATCAATAGCGAACATACTGCTAAACAACTAAATAATTTCTTCATTTTATTTTTCTCCTCCCTTTCTTATATTGTTTATTTGGAACATCATCAGTAGAATTTACCGCTTCGCTGTCCACCGGCTCAATTAAATGAGAATAACGGACAGCCTCGGCATCAGTAAATTCCCTGATTTCACCGATCGAAAAATTAAGATAACCGCCGAAAGCCCTCTTAACTTTATACCGCATATTAAGCAACCCCTGTCAGTTTTACAAACCCTTCAGGATTGACTACAACAACACTCCGGCGCATAACGAACCGATAACCGGTCTGGTCAGTCGTCCAGTAGTTAGCGGCCGCCGCATCAATAGCACTGTTGCTCGTATCAACCTGAATCCCTGCACCTGCACCGGAGGATTTGTACCCCAGCAATACGTTTTTCCAGTTACCGTACAGTATCTGTGTTGCAACACACTGGCTGGAAAGGTTAATCGGAATCCCGAGGCAGGTCATCTGCATTTTGCCGTTGATTGACTGTAGATTCCACAGCGGACGCCCGTTGCCGTCAACCAGCCCCATAATAAGGCTTAATACTGCACGCCTCATATACAGTTCTGCTCCCACATGGTAACGCTCTATAAGCGCATAATTAACCACGTTTAACAGATCGCTATACGCAAGGTTTGCGCCAGCCTGTGCAACCGCATTCACGCCGGCATCATATCCAACACCCATGAACGGATCACCACCGCCGGTGTTACCGGCAAGCACAATCCGCTCCAGCTCAATCGCCATATTTTCACCGACCAGCCGTGATACCTGTTGAGTGATATTTGACGTATCGTCCGCAAGGTACTCGTCGGTAAACGTAACGATTGCCGCCATTTTATGGAGAATAGATTGCTTCTGTTGCAAGGTAGGCTTGGTATAATTCTTCGTACCTTCCTCATCAACCCATGCAACAACCAGATCAGTAAGCCACTTCGGGATATTTTTTGTAAACCCGTCAATCTGGCCGTGCGGGTACGGTGTACATTTCTGCACCACCGTAGGCAGGTCATTAAGATACCCCTGAATCACGGTGTCATGCCCGGTAGGTACTGTATAACCGCCCTGCGCTGACGTTCCTTCGGTCATAGATGCTTTCAGTATGCTATGATCGTGTTGTTTACAGGCAAGCAGGAATTTGTTTAGCGGAATTTCCTTTTTTTCCGACTCCTGATTTTCAGGTGATTTATTTTCCGTAAACTTTTTATCAATGTCGGCAAGTATATCTGCCTTCATCTTTTCAAGCTCATCCCGTTTAATGGCATCGGCTTTTACATTGCCGTCATCCTGCCCTTTTTCTTTCGCTAACGTCGCAAGTAAACCCTGCATATCGTTTACTTGCTTCATTAGTGAGTCTAACTGTACGTCCATTGCTCCCCCTATTTATTCACCAAGCCGGTAATCCCGTCCTGGAGTACATTTAACTTCTCCTGCAAATCTTTTATTGCTTTTTCGTTCTCCAATTCTGCTTGAAGATTCTTTATTTCCTCGTCGATAGACTGCTCTGCTTTGCGCAGTTCTTTTTCTCGCTGTAACGATTCAAGTTTCTCCCGTTTTTCTGTCAGTTCCTCAAAATCATAGCTTGCCTGCCCGGGCCCGGGACGTTCAGCCCTGCGCATCTGCCCGCCGCATTCGGGGCATTTCAAATCTTTGCAGTGCTTCTCCGATTCCATTTTATGGCCGCATTCTATGCACTCGCATTTATAGGTTGCCTTCGATATATCAGCAGAAGGAAATAACCGGGCATTCTGCGCAAGATAACTCTTAACAACGAAGTCATGCATTTCCGGTGATTTTAACGCTTCGGGATTTGCTGGAATATTCACCGCTGATATTTCAAGCAGTTCCTGGGATTTAAACTCTCTCCCTGGTCTTAATACGGAAGCTGTATTCTGCTTCCCTTCCTCCGGCTCTATATCAGCCCAATCTATAGGGTCAAACCGTACAGAAAACGCCCGTAAAAACCCTGCTTTGAACATCTGAAATACCTGCTCGGCAAACGGATTCTGTTCAGCGGTTGCAAACTGCGGACGGAATACCAGCTTTGTGTCATTAACTCTTATATCTTTAGCTTTCGCAACCGGCAGAGATAGCGAATCATGCCCCCACAACACAACAGGATTCCTGCGGTAATTTTTAAGTTTCCAGCCGTTAGCCCGCAATATATCGCCGTCCCTATCCTTCGATTCAGTTGAAGCAATGGCAGTAAACGCCCGTTCTTTCTCGCTGAAATCCTTCAATTCGCAATCGTACATCTTTACTATTGGTTGCATTCTTTCTTCCTCCCCTGTCGATAAATTTATTAGTCTATTTCCTTCCGGCAGTAATTCTTCAGCCCAGTCTTTATTTCTCACGTTTACCTCAATAAAAAAAGCCCAGCAATACAGGTATTTAACCTGTACGGCTGGGCTTGATTTTCTCAATACCCCTTATTTAATTGTTAAGGGCTTCCAATTTCAAACTTTTCTCCTCGATAATATGAGTAACCTTTCCGCTCTGAAATACAATGATAACCTTTCCGAAAAATCGGGCATCAACCCTGCTCATTAAATATTTAGCAATCTTCTGTTTTGCCTCTGCATCCGTTATCATTTCAAATCCTCAACCGTCTTATTCGGGATATGTATTATAATGCCCGGCTTCTTCTCAATATTGAAATTCATATCAAGCATGATGCAATCCTTCTGATTGCACCCCTGCCATGTGTACGCCCATTTTTTATCAGAATACACAAAGCAATGACTGTTGACTGCTTTCTCTATCAACTCTTTAATCTGCTCTTTGCTGTAGGTTTTTTCGTGCATTATTTATCCCTATTTTGCGATTTATAAATTAAAAACATTAATTTTCCTATTTCTTTCCCTAATAAATGCGCCGAGTAAAAAAACAAACTTATTAATCCTATAAGAACAATAATCCCGAGTATAATATTCATTTTTAATCCTCTATTACAGGAATTATACTGCATCGGCAATTTATATCTTCCTCGGCCAGTCCGATATTGCCCGGGCACTCTCCCTGCCCTCCACCAACTTCAAAATCTTCATCAACCGGGATTGCGTTCTTTTCGCTGTATTGCTGTCCAGCCTGAATATGCGTATCTCGGGCATCCGGCTGTGCTAACCATGCCTTTTTCTCAACCTTTGCCTGTTTGTATGCCTCCAGTGCGCCCCTGTTGCTCGTACCGATAACCTCTGTCCGGGCTATCCGCTCGGCTTTATACCCCTGGTCCGTGTATGCCGTAAACGTCGCCTGTATGCGCTTCTTTAGCTCTGGGATACCCTCGCCTGCTTCAACCCCCTGTATAAGCGTCTTTTTGACAGCTTCCCGGGCATTCCCTATTACTTCCTTTGCTTTCTTAAGTCCGTACACTTTCAGGAATGCTTGCACTCTCGGATTCGATATATTAAATACCTCGCCTAATCCCAAGTTTACCAGTTCCCTGTTAGCATTGGTTTTCATTGACAGTTCATGTACTTTTTTTGATTGCTTGCTCCAGCGGTTAATCTCGTCGCCTTCATCAAACAATAATGTTTCAACATTAATCCCTTTTTCAATAGATTTCTTTCCCGATAATCTGTGCAGTATTCCCATTTGCAACCCGGCAAAATACGTCCCGATTATTGACATATACCGCCGCTCAATCATCCGGGTAGTACGGTCAAACTGTTTCCATATCGCCTCTTTTTTCTCTTTGTTGTACGTCAACCGTTTTAATGATTTGCTCTTGCCGCCGTCCTCGCCTTCATCTTCACTGCCCGGGGCAGGATTTGCCGAAGCCGGAGCAGGCTCGCTGTTTGTCTGCACCATATTAGCCGGTTGTAAACTGAACGGTAAATACCCTATATCCCCGCCCTCTACATCCTCAAACCCGAGATTCAACCGCTGATTTATTTTATTGAACGGTACGCCCATATTGAAATATATCTGCGCTGTTTTTGCCTTCTGTTCCTCGTTCTCTTTCAATACTTCTTCGTTTGATGTGTCAAACTCAAAATATAGATTGCTGTCAAACTTCTGTACAATCGTTGTTATAGCTTCATTCAATCTGTGCAGTTTCGGAATAATCGTAAAATAATAAAATACTTTCAATGCGGTTTCATAATTACTGTAACTTGCCTGATCAAGTATGCCAACTAATAGCGGCGGCACACCATGCACGGCGCATATATCCTCACGGCTTAACTTAATCCCGTTCACGTATTCAAGGTCTTTCATATTGCCAGTTATTGCATTGTATTTCAATCCCTGCTCAAGAATAGGCGTTTTATGCGCATTCGCCGAGCCCATATATTTTTCTTTGAATTGCAATTTAACTCTATCATACGTTGCCTGATTCAGCGTCTGTTCCGTCTCAAGATATGCGTCAATCATCGTGCCATTCTTGAACATATTAAGATTTGTTTTCTGCGCTTCTTTTATCACGTCAATAGAATATATCGCCGGATTAAAACTGCTCTGTCCGTAAAAATAATTGTCCGGTGACATATACCGGAAATGCGTAATCACTTCGGGCTGATATGATAAATCATTCCCTGTGCCAGTTATGAATTTATACCCGCTAATCATCCCTGCTTCAGCACCCTTGATAACCCGTATCTTTGATGATAAAAGATTTATTAGTGCTTTCGGTTTTTTAGGATTGCCGTATAACTCATTGTTCAACCAGTATGCATTACCAATTAACTCAAGGTTTGCAACCGTCCACTCTATTAAACTGTAAAAGGTTGAATTCGGGTCTTTGTAATTAGGTTTTTCCAGCAGTGTTTCAATCTGGTCATTTGATACAATATCTTTCTCAAACTTTCCTTTTTTCATCTTCCATTTGTACAGATGCCAGGGCAACCCCGCTATGGTATTCGCAATAACATAGACACACGCATACACCCATACCTCATTACGGTATGCAGTTATATTTTTAGAAAAATTCTCCGGCGTATTCTCGCCGTATGAAGGGTAATACCGCATCCCGATAGCTTCGACTAACTCGGCAAGCCGTGACGCCTTTTCATATCCGAACCGTTTAAATACTTTGTCAATTAGTTTCATACAAACCTTATATTAAGATCGCCCTCGCTCGCTAATTCAGTGAGTGCCCACACGCAAGCGTCAAGCCTATTCGGGCTCTTTGTCAAATCCTCAAATTTCGTTGTGCAAAGCTCATCCTCTAATTCGGGAAACTCCTCGACATGATATACAAGCCCTTTTTCGTATAATGCTGATATAGGCTCGGCACGGACAGCCTTCCCTCTGGTAGCTGTCACCAGTTTTACATTGATCTGCTGTTTGCCGAATTGCGTAATCGTTGATTCAACCATTTCACCGCCGTAGTTTTTCTCTGCCGTAACCGCATCCGCTTGCTTATGGTTATACGCCGCTATAACCTCATCACTCCATTCCTTCGGTGTACCATGCAGGGTATAATCACCAAGTATGTAATACTTACCTTCCGCATCCCTGCCCGCCGCTATAATACCGATCTCATCCCCTGCTTTCGAGCCGGACGGGTCTACGCCGATAACAACACGCTGTAATGATTCTGGCGCAGTCCTGTATTTGAACCAGCTCCGCTTCCACAGTGCGCCTTCCTCATCGCCGTATTCGCCATGCAGGAATCTTTGCCGTTTGCGCCCTGATAATTGTTCAAGCTGGGGTATGTATGTCGACGCAAGGTTTTCTTTATTATCTTGTGGATTAATCTGTATATGCCCGTAATCGTTATCAGGGACAGGCCGGCCGTCCGGGAATACCCGCTCATGAAATATTTTATATCCCCAGTGTTTTTTTGAAGGCGGGTTGTAATCAAATAAACATCGAGGCGGCACATCTTTTGGAGGGTTTATTCGTGTCAACAATGTCTCGATTGAATCAAAAGAAACTTGACTGGCTTCGTTTACAAATATACTCGCCCATTCAGTACCAAGTATTTTCTCAACCCGGTCTTTATCATCAAGCCCGCCTATTACCAGCCGGGATTTATTCGGGAATGATGCATAATAATCAGAATGGTTTAATTTCACTTTACCTTCAATATTCATTGATCGTAAAGCCTCCGGTAGTGTCTGTTGCCACAACGATATTTTTGCATGACTGAACCGAAGCCGGACGCTTAAATGCCATGTTAGAGGATATTTCATTGCCCGAATGCATAACACCCGCATTATCAATATCGTTTTCCCTGATCGTGCGCCGCCTTCCAGTAATGTTTTTTCGCATTTTGCTATTAACCTCGCCGCTTGCTCCTGCCTCTCTGTCTCTCTAAACATCCTCATAGCATTTATTGAAAGATATATTTATATTGCCGGAATGTTCAACTTTATCAGTGAATATATTTAAGTGTTTACCAAGCATTTCGAGAGCACGCACTTTGTCAGATAATCTTATTTTTTTCGTATATCCTATCTTTTCTCTATCATTCCCTCTGCCGTCATATAATTCCATAACCTCAATCCCTGCCATAGCATGAGCAACATCACTGGGAATATCTGATAAATCTCTAAGCATTCCTTGATCTGTAAATGCTCCTCGAATATCCAAGAATGCAATTTTTTTTAATTCGTTTATAACATCATCGGCATCAATAAGAGTACGTTGTTTTTGAAGTGAAATAAGTTTGTTTATTGCATCTTGAATTTCAGGTTTTTTAAGGTTTTCATCGCCTATAGAACCGGCTGTTTTTTTTGAGTAACCGGCACGTATCGCCGCTTGAGTAGCATTTTTGTCAATAAGATATTCGAGTATAAATGATTTTTGTTTTTCGGTAAGTTTATTTTTCTTTTTCATAGGCAATAAAAAAAGGGGCTTGCCGATAGAAGGAAAAATCCTTTTACCAACAAGCCCCCGGGAATAATCAGACAGAGCTAAAATATTAAATTGTCAAATTGTTCTATACTATGTATAGCACATTACTGCACTTTTGTCAAGTATTTTGATTAATAAAGCGGGCAGTATCCCCGCCTTTTAATATACATTCAACTCCTGAATTATCGGCTCTCCGGCGTACAGAGAATATCAACTCCCCCTCCCCCTGCCGGAATATCTCTTGAGCCCTGCGCAATAGTTCTTTTTCCCAGTCTTTCATATAGTAGGCCAATAAAACATTTTAGTTTTCTTGCCGCCCTTTTTTCTTTTTCGTATTTCATCAAATTTTGGTTCGCTTTTTGCATTAACAAATTCAAGCCCGAGATGAGCATATAAACTATTTACTTTTTTCTCTAATTGTTCGAATCTATCAAGTTCAACCTTTTGTTTTAAAGTTTTGCAGATATTATCTATTTTGTGGCTTGCAAGTCTTGTTGTTCCTCCGTAACTGCCTATTTCTTCAATTTCGCAATCTAAGCAATTTCTCAATTCTTTATCTTTCATTTTTTTCCCTCCTCCTTCTCTTTTAAATACTCAATCAAAGCATTAAGCTGTGCAATCCGGTATTTAAGATTCTGAATAGCATCCTCATAGGCTTTGATACCTTCCTGCAATTCTTTTCGTTCTTTTTCAAACTTTACGATTTCCTCTTGTCTTTCTGTCATCTTTTTTTCTTTTGGATAGCCGTAGCCTGCCAACAAAATAACTGCCAAAAGTATAAAAACTGCTTTTTTCATACATACCCCCCATTAGTTTATTGTTTATTGTCGTGATACTCCATAACATTATTTGTGCGTAAAAATCAAAAATTAGAATTAAATATTTTCTCATTTTCTTTTATCTGTCACGGAAATGTTATCACCTCATCTGTTGACGTCGCCGGAGTATATGTCCCTTCAATTTCCTGAATAAACATTATATCCCCGGATGAATCAACCTCATACTCATGCTTGTAAACCCTGAAAGTAGAATCCTCTTTGTCGAATGGTGACGTTGTCTCTTTCCAGATAAGCGTAAAAGAGCTTTTGTAAATATCAAAACTCTTTAACTCCATTGTTACAATCTGGCTCTGCGACCGGTACAGCGTCAGTCCGAACAATACTGTCAACAACAATGCTACTCTTTTCATACCTACCCCCTTTTATTTTTTACATCTCTTCCAGTTTTTGTCTTGCTTGTTTTAATAAATCACAAGCATCTTTAAATGAATAATTATATATATTACACTCATCAACCTTCTTCTTCGCCAAGTCTATTATTTGTTGTTTGAATTTATCAACAGCATCCGTACTGGTTGTTCCTTTGTTTCTATTTTCTCTATCGTAAGCAATAATACGATAAATAATATCTTCCACGTCTTTCGGTTCTTCTTGCTTTTCTTCCTCAAATGTTTGAATTGCTTCTAAAGTGTTTACTACCTGTTGCATTGCAGTAACAAAATCATCTAAATCCTCTTTCTTTACTCTAATATCACTCATCCTTATAAATTCCCAATATGGCATAGCAACAATATCCAAATCATCTGATAAATACTTGCACAACGTGCGTTTACCTATTACGCCATTCTTAAAATCTTTTAAATCAAGCTCGATACATCTTTGCCAATTTTCCTTCATCCCTTCCCCCCTATCTTTGTGCGGTAGTATTCTCGGATGTCGTCTAAATCAACCCAATAACCTGTTTGTTTTGGGTATATTTTTTGCTTTTTTTTCTCAATCTCCCTCAAATCCTCCTCCCGGGTCTCTTTACGTGTGGCTTGGCTGATAAGTTGAATAAGTTGTTTTGATATTATACCACCAATCTTTTCTAATTTATTCCCACATTCTGCGGTTGTTGTCTTTCCTGCTTCAAAATCATCTCTCGCATATCTCACCTCTGCATCAAATACCCACAATATTTTATCTACCTTCTCCTCAAGTAAACTTCTTTTTGTCTTATCGGTCATAGTTTCCTCTTGTTCGATATATTTTTCCATTTCTTCTGGCGTTAAATCTTCGTTATCCATTTTACCTCCTCAAGTGTCTTATCGGTCATATCTCCCTCCTGTAATCAAATTAGAATATGTCGATATGTATGTATTCGTTCTCGAATCTCTCGGTAATTGATAATCACAATATCCGCAATAAGTACACAAATATCCAACACTTCCAGGCCCTATTGCTCTATAAATGCAAGGATGAGCCGCACTGCACGTTTTTTGGTCATTACCACCTATACTCACAATTCCCCCTTTACCTTCCGTGTTATCCTACGCACCGCCCGCTCATATAACTTTTATAAGCCGCTGGTCTTGCCCATGTTCGCTGGAAATTACGCCAATCTTTTGAATACTTCTTATTGCTTCCGTTTTTATATAGCTGTGCAAAAGGATAAAATCCTAATC